TAAGTAACCTAGCTTGGAGACCTGGGCATATAGGCTATAGTGATCATTCAATAGGAATGTACTGCTGTATAGGCGCAGTGGCAAAAGGAGCCACAATTATAGAAAAACACATGACCTTAGAAGGAGACGTAGAAGGAAGAAATGATACCTTCTGTTCTCTCCTACCAGATGAATGGCCTGTATTTGTAGATATGTTAAGGGCAACAGCTATAGCCAATCAAAAATACTAATTTTTATTATATTGACAAGTAGTTCAAAATACCCCATAATAGGACAATCGAGAGTATATCATATCTTACTCAAAATAAGGAAGCGATTATGACAGATAGATTCTATGACAACACTAGGATAACTGCGTATAAAAGATGTCCTAGATATTTCTACTATAGACATGACAGAGACTGGCAATTAGATGGGTCTAGTCCCCCATTAATCTTTGGATCATCCTGGCACGAAGCGATGGACGTAGTATGGAAATTACTTCCTACTAGAGATGATCGGAATATGACCACCGAAGATATAGTAAAAGCTGCCTGGGTCGCGTTTAACCACTCTTGGGAACAGGAACAGACACCTTGGGAAGAAATGGGAGACGAGGAGAGAAAGCGGCTAGGTGCCCGAACTCCTATGGTTGCTCTGGAAATGCTCTATGAATACATAGATGCCAGAGAGAAGATCCTAACATCTCCAGACTTTGAGCTGATAGCAATAGAACAGCCCTTTGCTGTGCCTCTTCATCCAGATGATGATACCCTATTTTACGTTGGTAGAATAGATAAGGTGTTCCGCTGGAGAGGAGATGTATATGCAGGGGAGCATAAAACTACCAGTGCCTATCGTAAGGCAGAGGTTCCCTTCCGAAGCAACTTTCTAGACTCCTTCTCCCCTAACAGCCAGATAGATGGATATCTCCATGCACTTCATATGCTATATGGGGATGAGGCCAAGGCTGTCTGGATTGATGCTGCTTTGGTACACAAAGAGCGGCACGATGGGTTTTCCTGGATACAGATAGAGCGTCAGCTATCCCAACTAGACTCCTGGCTCTATGAAACAAAGACTTGGATAGACAAGATGGAGGTGGATAAGGAAGAGCTATCTCATATGAGAGAGGACTACGCACCGAATGACTCCTACCTCAGAGCCTTTCCAAAGAACACTAACTCCTGCATGGACTATGCTGGATGTGCGTACTTGGAACTGTGCAAGATGATACCTAATCCAGAAGGAAGACCTGTGCCATCGGGATACACAGAAAAGCACTGGAGTCCGTTTGATGAGTTAGAACTAGGTAAAATAGGATTGAAGAAAGATGCTGCCTAAATGGGACTTCCGATTCCTGGCCCTAGCCGAACATGTAGGAAAGTGGAGCAAAGACCCATCCAGCCAGGTAGGAGCTGTTTTAGCTAAGGGAAATACAATTATTTCCCTTGGCTTTAATGGCTTCCCAGTAGGAATAAAAGATGACCCTGATTTGTATGAAGATAGAGAAAGAAAACTAGAACGTGTTATCCATGCAGAAACTAATTGTATATTATTCGCTTGTGGTGAACAGGAAGAGGCCACCCTCTACACCTATCCCTTCCCTCCATGTAGTGACTGCGCTAAGCTCATCGTACAAGCAGGAATAAGTAAATGTATATCCATAAGTCCAAATCTTCGTTTTAGGAATAAGTACAACTACTCACTAACCAAAGAACTGCTGCACTCCGCAGACGTTCCACTAATAACATACTTGGAGCAAGATTATGCCGAATGCAAAAGAGAATCCTAATGTTGGCTATGAAAGAATAATCCTAGCCGGTAATACAGGAACTGGAAAGACTACCCAAATACTAACACTCCCAGGAAAGAAATTCGTCTACATATTCGACCCCAATTGCTTAAGATCTATACGGGGCCACGACATAGAGTATGAAGAGTTTCTTCCTGAGGTAACTGAACTAGATAGTACACTAAAGGGCTTTAACAAAGGAGCAAGGGATGATAAACCTGCATCTGAACGTGAACCGACACTTTATCTGCGTTGGGTAGAAGACCTTAACAAAAGAGAGCAAGACGGAAAATTCAAAGAGTATGACTGGATTATCTTTGACTCCCTCACGTTTCTTGCCCAGTCGCTTATGGACAGGCAACTTTATATTAACAACAGATACGGGAAAGTGGAAGACCTCGGTGACTATCGTGTGGTTGGAAGCAAGCTCTCAGACGTTTTCAGAACGATCACGTCACTTCCAGTCAATATCTATGCGACAGGTCATCTAACTTCTTATCAAGATGAAAAGACAAAGAAAACAGAAGTGCAACTGCAACTCCCTGGAAAGGCTCGGGTGATGTTGCCCCTGGTATGCACAAACATCTGGCTTGCTATGGCACCTATGGGTGAGGAAGGCAAGTTCAAGGTTCAAACGAGGCCCGATCAGCGGGGTCTTCAGACCATACGGTCTACAATCTCGGGATTAAAATTCCAGGAGGACGTGACAATAGCTGATTTCACCAGCCCCGAAGACTATGGTATCGGAGCTCTTTTAGCAAGGGATATAAAGGAGATATAATATGCCCCTTATTGACTTACCAGACCTAGACCAAACTTTCGAATCAGAGCCTGTCCCCGAAGGACAGTATGACTTGCGTGTAGCTAAATTTGAAGCTGCAGAGAGTAAAGCAGGGAAGCCTATGTATAAGGTTATGCTGATTGTAGAAGATCAGGAGTTCCCAAACGCATCTCCTGTTAATTTCTTTTTGTCTCTACCCGCTGACGGAGATGAAGAACGGACAAAGACATTTAAGATGCAACAGATAAAAAGGTTACTTACTGCGTTCTCTATTCCGTATGAGGCAAATGGCTTCGCTGCGGAAGATGTGGAAGGGTCGACTGCCTCCCAGATCTCTATAAGCCAAGCACCTCCAACTGAGGATGGTAGGGTATTCAATGAAGTACATCTACCTCGAGCGAAGTAGCGCCTCTAGTTGCTTCCTCTAGAGCGCGTTCCCCGTCTCTGCTGTGCTTGCACAGGTCATCGAACGGCTAGCGGGTAGGAGAGTAGACTATGCAGAGAAGTCTACTTTCCGTTCACACAGGAGATTAAGATGATTTGGAACTTAATAGGAACGATAGGCGGTAAGGTTTTAGACATAGTCGATGACGTTGTTGAAGACAAGGATGAAGCCAACAAGTTAAAGTTTGAAATACAACGTCAGTTGATAGAGAGCAAGTCAAAAGAAATGGAGTCCGCGGCTAAGATAGTTCTAGCTGAAGCCCAAGGCTCTTGGCTACAAAGAAATTGGAGACCCTTACTAATGGTCACCTTTGCCGCCCTGGTCGTCGCTCACTGGTTTGGCTTCACGGCTTCCAACATACCTGAGAGTGTACAAAACTCCCTACTAAACATAGTAATGATCGGTGTAGGTGGTTATGTAGTTGGTCGTAGCGGTGAGAAGATCGCTGAAAAGTTCAAGGGACATTGAGCCGTAAATATGGCGGAAATTGGTGCATTATGTTGCATTATACTGCAAAATCCTTGCAATATTCAACATGGGGGGTCTATACCCCCTCCAATGCCATCTAATGCAATATAGAGCAATATTAAAATGACTGATAAGAAGCGAGTAAGGTTAACACTAGAGGTAGATCCAGATCTATTAGAGCGTTGTAAGGTTATTCCTTGGGGGCTGAGAAGCGAGATAATAAGAGCTCTTTTGGTAAAGGCTATAGATGCTGGAGAGAGGCACGGGAATCTAATGTATGGAGCTATCATGGATGGAAAGTTTGATTTAAAACCGAGGATAGATAATGGCAGATCTTAAAGACCTTAGGGAAGACTTGCTCGGACTATCTAGAGAAGAGCTTGTAGATAGAATATCCGAAATCAGAGAAGATAGAAAGATATCTAAACGAGCTATATCAGTTAAGAAAGAGAGAGAAGATAAAAAGACAAGCAAACTAGCCAAAATGTTTGCTGATATGTCAGATGAAGAAAAGGCACGTTTAAGAGAGGAGCTGTTAGGTGAAAGTTAAGGAGATAGAAATTGAGTCTATTATTATTGGCGAAAGATTTAGAGAAGAACTTGGTGAGCTTTCCAACCTCATGGAGAGCATTAAAGATAAAGGTGTCATACAGCCTATTACTGTTGACGATGCCTATAATCTCTTGGCTGGAGGACGCAGGCTTGCAGCGGCTAGACAGGCTGGCCTCAAGGCTATACCTTGCGTTATTCGTAAAGTTCATGGAGAACTTGACGCGAGAGAGATCGAACTCTTCGAGAACGTTCACCGACAAGACTTCACCTGGGTGGAGAGGGCGAAGTTAGAAGAGAGGATATTTGAGCTAAAGAAAGAGAAAGACCCAAACTGGTCTATAAGGAAACAGGGGAAGGAGACAGATACTGGCTATGGGGCTGTCCAAAGGCGGTTGGCGTTAGCCGATGCTATAAAGACTATCCCAGAGCTAGCCGACTCTAAAACTGCGGAAGAGGCTTGGAAGAAATATAAACGGCTAGAAGAAAATGCCGTCATTCAACTACTGAAGCAGAAGGGAGAGGAGAAATACACAGGAGCTGCTAAGTATGCAGAGACTCACTATAAGATAGGAGATGCTATAGAGGGGATGAAGAAAGTGAACTCAGACGTCGTAACCTTTGTAGAAGTTGATCCTCCCTATGGAGTCGAGTTGGACAAACGCAAGAGTAGAAATAAAGACTCTACAAATATCGACAAGTATGATGAGATAGATGCAGGTGAATACCCAGAGTTCCTAGAGGCTGTAGCAACAGAAGCGTATAGAATACTAAGACCCACCTCCTTCTGCTGCTGGTGGTTCGGAATGACCTGGTATCCGGAAGTTTTATCTATATTAAGAAAGGTAGGGTTTAAGGTAGGGGATGTACCTAATATTTGGTATAAAGGAGGGCAAGGGCAGACAGCTTCACCAGATACGATGCTTGGATCATCGTATGAACCTTTCTTCCTCGCTAGGAAAGGTATACCAAAGTTAGCAAAGACTGGTCGATCCAACGTCCTACATTTCGATCCTATACCACCCCAACACAAGATTCACAGCACAGAGCGGCCTATTGAGCTTATGCTAGAGATATTAGACCTATGTACCTATTCTGGTGCTATAGTTTGTTCCCCCTTTCTAGGAAGTGGGGTTACACTGAGGGCGGCCTACAAGAGAGATATGGCTGGGTACGGTTGGGATCTATCCGAGAATAATAAGAAGTTATTTATAAACAAGGTCGTTGCAGATAAGCTAAAGGAGGAAGAAGATGAGGAGAAATAGTCCTGGGCATGACGGTTGGTATGTAGCTGCAAATAAAGAGTTTGAAGCACTAGATGTAGTACAGCAATTCGAGCTAGGCTATGAAAAAGGAAACGCACTGGAGTATCTTCTAAGAGCAGGGAAGAAACCAGGAGAGCCAGAAAAGAAGGATCTAAAGAAAGCCATATTCTACTTACAAGAACGCATCAACATTATTGATCGGACTACGACCAACGAGCTTGAATTAGGCGACCTTGGAAAACCGAGCGAAAGAGATTATGCCAAATACATCACCAAGTGAGGAAGGCTCACCTAACGCAAAAATCTGCATTCTCGGTGAAGCTCCTGCGCGAACCGAGATGAGGATGGGACGACCCCTGGTCGGGCCATCAGGACAGTTGTTTGAGTATTGCCTCCACGCCGCTGGGATAGCAAGACGTGAATGCTACATAACTAATGTGTTCGATTTCGAGGTTGTCAAGACCAGAGATGGTAGGCATATAACTACTAGAGACGGAGATATCCTATGGACGAATGGGAAGGGATTAACGGAGCTGGGAGTGGAACAAACAGAAGCCTGCGTTCAGCGATTAAACGACTGCTCATCGAATGTAATAGTCCCATTAGGGGGAACTGCCTTAGATTTTCTATACGGAGACGCAAGGATAATGAAGTGGAGAGGCTCGATTTTAGAGTCGTCGAGACTTTCTGGCCGAAAGGTAGTACCAACTATCCATCCTGCCGCGTCGTTGAGGGGGCAGTTTCTTTACAGGTACATGATAAGCAGCGACTTTGTCCGAGTGAAGGAGGAAAGCGAGACTCCTGATATAAATATACCTGATAGGAAGTTCTGGTTAGATCCAACATACAACGAAGTGAAGGAGTATCTAGAAAGCTGTCTACAGTGTCGATCAGTTGCGTTCGATATAGAAGTATTAAACCACCAAGTGTCTTGTATAGCGTTTGCAAAGACTCCATTAAATTGTATGTCTATTCCCTTTGTGACTGAGGGTGGTATGCACAGGTGGACAGTGGAAGAAGAGGCAGATATATGGGTATTGATATCTAACGTGCTTGGAAACGAATCTATAGAGAAGATAGGGCAGAACATTGTGTTCGATATAGGGTTCCTTTTCCAACAGATGGGAATATTCACACGGGGTAAGATATCAGACACTATGATAGCCCATCATATAATCTGGCCTGATCTACCAAAGGGGTTAGACTTCCTCTGTTCTATGCACACTAGAGAGCCTTACTATAAAGATGATGGAAAGTTGTGGAGTAAGCCCTGGCAGGATCTTATGCTCTTCTGGCAATACAACGCTAAGGATGCCGCAACCACTATGGAGGTATGGGAGAATATACAAGAGGAGCTAGAGCCATACCTGGATACATATAAAATCACTATGGAGATGTTCCCAGCCTTATTGTACATGATGACGATAGGCTTAAAGGTAGATCAAGATAAGCTAAAGATTACAAAGGATAGAGTGTCTAAGCAACTAGCAGAGAAGCAGACTAAACTAACAGAGATTGCAGAGTGGGACTTTAATGTTAACAGTCCTAAGCAGTGTCAACAATACTTCTATGAGACAAAAAGAATCAGACCTTATATTAATAGAAAGACAGGGAACCCTACTACAGATGACAATGCTATGACTAGGATTATAAGGAAACACAATCTACCCGAAGCCAGGTTAGTACAAGAGATAAGAGGACTAAGTAAGTTACGAGGAACCTATCTGGATGTAGCAATAGACAAGGATAATAGGGTTAGATGCTCTTATAATCCACGAGGAACTACAACAGGTCGGCTAAGTAGTAGCAAGACAGTATTCGGCACTGGGATGAATTTACAAAACTTACATTCTGAATTTAAGGGGTTTTTAGTAAGCGATGAACATGAAATATCAAATACCTGACCAAGCACAAAAAGATCTTATAGATATAATAATACTAATAGAAGCAGATGTAGAAGCTGCTACGGGGTTTCCACAGAGTCACTGTAAGATGTTAGTAGCCCAGATGCTTATGACGCTTGTAGAGACATTAACCATACAATCTGATACTTTAAAGAAGCTAGAAGATGAAAAACCAAAAACTGTTAATTGAGTTAGACAAGGCGGGTGCTGAATGGGTAGTGGTCGCTTATTTATCCGGAGATGGGCAGATGCTAAAGGTACTACGATCCACTCGTAGCCCTCATGTAATAACCGGATCTCTCATCTCCGGATGCCCTCAAGATTTAGTAGAGAAGGAGAGTAAACTTGTCGGACTTCAAACTGATCCGAATCTCGTCGAAACCTCGAGACAAGACCTACCTGAACTACAAGGGAATGGGTATTTTCTTCCTAGGACTATGTCTATACGTCAAGCTGGAAAGAAAGCCAACCACGGCCTTAACTATGGGCTTGGTTATAAAACGTTCGCACTATACAATGAGATGGAGGAAAGAGACGCTAAAGAAATCGTTCGTAGATACCACGAAGATGCGTACCCAGGTATCCGACAGTGGCACGAGAAAATCAAAAGACAGTTAGCAAAAGATAAAACTCTATCTAACTGCTTCGGCAGGAAGCGGAAGTTTATAGACGCATGGGGAATGGAACTATGGCTAGACGCATATAGCTTTATTCCGCAGAGTACCGTAGTCGATATGGTTAACATAGGTATGACTAAGGCCTTTGATGATAAATCTCTAGACTTCCAATTACTAGCGCAAGTACACGATAGTATACTTATACAGGTTCCTCCAGAATGGGAAAAAGCCGCACAGGATTGTAAGAAGATAGCCCTCGATTATATGATGCCTACTATACAATATGGGGCAAGAGAATTTCAAATCCCCACTGATGTAAAGGTAGGATACGACTGGTCAAATATGAGGGGAGTAAGTGTAACTAGCCAAACCCTGGCTGCAGATATAAAAGAGGCTATAGAAGCTATTGAAGAGGAAACTAGATGATTGGCTCACAGCATACCTAGAGTATACAGAAAATACCGAGTCCCATCTATCTTATCGGATATGGACTGGTATAGGTGTATTATCTGGTGCGCTTCGTAGACAAGTTTGGATAAATTGGCCAGATCCTATATACCCTAATCAGTATATAGTGTTAGTAGGACCTAGTAGTCAGAGTAGAAAGAGTCAAGCTATAAATCCTGGAAAAGCGTTGCTAAGAGAACTAACAGTACCAGTACTCCCTGATGATAATACACCAGAGAGTATTATACAGTATCTCGAGAGCAAGTGCCAAGACACATTCTACTACGATGGAAGGCAGTTTATATCAACAACTGCCACAGCATTTTGCACAGAGCTATCTGTATTTACTGGTAATAAGAATACCAGATTCTTAGTGTACCTAACTGACTGGTACGACTCAGCTAGTAGATGGGAGAGGCAAACTAAACATCAAGGATTTGATGAGTTGGTGGGTCTATGCTTCAATCTCGTCGGAGCTACTGCGGATAGATGGTTCCCTTATATACTAACAGAAGAGGCTATTGGTGGAGGATTTACTAGCCGGTGTATATTTATAGTAGAGCAGGACAGAGGTAAGATTATAGCAGATCCGAATCTTCATAAACCACCGGCCACACTTAAAGAAGCCCTAACACATGATCTGGAAATAATCTCAATGATAATAGGAGAGATGAAGTTTGATAAAGCAGCTTACAATAGATACACATCCTGGTATCTGCAAACAGCAGAGGAGGAAGGCAAAGGCCACTGGGCTGTTAGAGATCCTCTATTCCGTGGCTACTGTGCAAGACGGGCAACCCATATAAAGAAACTAGCCATTGCAATCTCTGTCTCTGAGAGTGACGACCTTATTATAACACTAGATCAGTTTGAGCGTGCAATGGGACTTATGGTTGC